GATATAGGTGTATTTATCTGTTTCTACTACTCCCAGATCGTCGCCTGTAATATTCTGTATATTTACAAGATTTTTTGTCGCCCGAATGTTGTTATACACTTCACGAAGCCACCATTCCGGCTTCTTTCTGATTTTATCTTCTGCCATTGGATCTTTTCCGTTGTTGGAAATTCCGTATCGCGACAGCCTTTCGGCTATCTGTTCTTTGCTAAGTTTTTCGCTATAGTCCTTTGTATCGTCCGCACAGTGAATCGCTTTATAGCTTGCGTTTGGTTGAATCCACCATTCGCACGTCCGATAGGTTGTGAAATTTGCTCCCAGATTCCGCAACGCCATAGCCTGTGAACCGATTCCAGCAAATAATTCGATCAACCGGATCGGTTTATCTATTTTGTATGGTTGCATTGGTTAGATCTCCTTTATATCTTCATTCTGTAGTAAAGTTTCATCATTAAATCAGAAAAACTATAGTCCGGCATTTCTTCCGGCTGCATCGGGCTTATAAGCCCCAGTTTTTCCCAGTCCTTGTGACGGATTTCCGGCGCAAATGCAAATTCTTTGACCTTTGCTTTCTGTAGCTCTTCCGGGACCTTGTAAAACCAGTCTGCAAATAATACATTCCCGTCCTTTTCGATCCACGCCCGCGCGGACGGCTGCGAAACTTCCCTGATCTCTCCGACTGTCATTATTTGTATAACCAGATCTTGAAAACATAAGTTCCCGGAAGATCTGGATCTCCTGTCGGTGCTATCATTTTTACTTCACGGTCCGTCAGTTCTTCTTCCCGGCGGGCTTTCGCGGCCTTCCCTTTGAAAAGTATGTCGGATTCTCCCTGTTTTAATGGGTTGTCTTCGTCCTGTACCGTGATATACTGCGCCGGACTTAATAAGGTTAAGAAATCTCTAAATTTCAGGTTCATTTTCTGCATGGTCTTTTGTTCCTTTCTTCTTTGCTTTTTCGATCTGGCGTTTTCTTGTTCCGTGAATTGGTTTTGTTTCCACCGCTTTTCCTTCGGCGATCAGACGTTTCGCCGCTTCCGTTGGGTATATGATGCCTTGCCCCGTCGCTGCTGCTTCTGGCGTCAGGCTGATTGCTTTTAACGGGAAATCGCCGCTTTTAATCGGTTCTGCCGGAAGCTTTTCTTTTCCGTAGAATTTCATTGAAATACCTTCGGCTGTCTGTGCCATTTCTGCGACTTCTTCTTCCTTTTCGCCTGTCATTGTTTCGCGTATGTATCTATGTGGCACGTTGCAATTTACGGCGTTCATTACAACTTCGTACTGCGCCGCCTGTTTGATTAGGCTGTAAAAATTAGAATATGTAATCTCTGTCCGGTCTTCCGGTTTAAATGCGTCCATAATTCCCATTAGTGTTTCTCTCCTTCCTGAACGGCTTTTCTGTATGCTTCCGCTCTTGACGTCGCGATCGCTCGCTGTGTTATACCGACCATGAATCTTTCGGCGTGTGCGCGTTGCGTTCCCTGCGCTACTGCTCCGTCTATGAATTCGCTGATTGCAAATCCCAGAAGTGTCGCCACGTCCACAAATTCGCCGTCAATTAACACAATCGGCAGTTTCTCCATGTCCGAACTAAAAACATGGATCCCGGCGACCTGTTCGACCGCAACGGTTTTCATTTCTTCCGGTTTTGCTCCTGCCTGTTCTGCCGCGTCCTTCAACGCCTGTTCGATTGTCTTTTTTTCCTTCATTGGTTAGATCTCCTTTCAGTGAGTAGTTGAACCGAATTTCGGTATCTTTATTTTTCCGGCGTGTGTAGTTGATCTGTCTGATCGTCCTTTCCAG